TGTTCGGCGAATCTCGCCGCCCTTATAATTCTGTACTTTTTCAGTGTTTTCCATATGAATCCTCCTGATTATAAATGTACAGATTAGGCGATATTGACGTTATTTGCCGTGGAAAATATAGCGGTATTCTTTATAGAGTCGAATAATGATTCGTTTTAGCGTCAAGAGCATATTTATATTATAGTATAGTCCTACCACGACACTTAAAATGGTCAGATTTCATTCAGGCAAAGCGAGATAGCACTAACCAACCAGTTGAGTCTGTCATTTTTCAGTACGGTCGGGCAAGAGTAGTAGCCCCAACTGACGCGATAGAAGCTACGACAGCCATTGCATTTCCGAAGATATTTAAGAGCGGAACGGTGCCGACTGTTATTTGTACATACAACGGCTACGGTAACGCCAACGATCCGTGGACGGACACGCCAAATCCATCTTGGGCTGGTGCGACGATTGGGGCGGTTAGTATCACAAACTCATCATTTGCGGCGAGGTGTCGCCGCTTTGATGGTGCTATGTTGAGGGGCTCATATTACTTCAGCTGGATCGCAATTGGTGCGGCCTAACTCTAAGAAATCCTTTCCAGTTCAAAAACCGCCTCCGAGCTTTCGAGGCGGTTTTCAGTTGTTCGGTAATTCTGAATTACTCAACAGCTTGCTGCATCTGACGCACTAACTCAACAATTATCGTCTTGGCTGCCGACAGTCCAGCGGCAATCGCAGACAGCGTCGTCGCTAGCGCTAGCGCCCATAACTCACGCCAACTTGCCGAGAACAGCAAGTTTACGAGATTGACGCCCGCCAGCAAGAATGTTGCGATAAACGTCTGTACAAATGTCCACAATGCACGAACGATTACGTCTTTGTAGTTGATGTTTTTTAGTGCTTCTAGTGATTTCATGCTATAGTTCTCCTTGAAGTTTACATTTACTTTACATGTTGTTTGCAGATGTCAAGTAAAACGCTTTTTAGTTTACATCTCTCCGACAGATGTCAAGCGAAACTGCTTCCAATTAGACATCTTTCGGTGTTTTGAATTTTAGCGTCCACTGTTCGCTGGATAACAGCTCCTCGCGGATCTTTCAGCGGCTCGCCCGTTTTTGGGTCGTGCCACCTGCTCAAGCCTGGGACGCTGTGTGCGTCCACTAGGCATTGCAGGCAATCGTTGTATGTCGAGCCTGCTGGCATCTCTGGCGTGGTCTTGCCAATGTGCAGCGTTACGCAGCCGCAAGCTTTGCACTCGCGGAAGTACAGGCTCGACTTCGTGATTGTGATTTTCGACAAATCTGGCGCCATTACGGTAACCTCAAAACGTCGCCTGGGTGTATCAGGTCTGGGTTTGGCAGGTTGTTGATTCGGGCTAGCGTCTGCCAATCCGTGCCGTGTGCGGCCGCGATAGTGCTGAGGTTGTCGCCCCACTGAACCGTCACGGTTCGCTCGGCCGGCGCGCTTCCGCCTGGCACTCGTAATACCTGGCCTGGATAAATCAGGTTTGGATTTTGAATGCCGTTGATGGCTGCCAAGTAGTGATAGTCTACGCCATATCTTTCGGCGATCTCACTCAGCGTATCGTTTGGCTGAACTGTGTATGTCGGCTGTGGCTCTGGTGCTGGTTGTGGGTTAGCAATTTGTCCGCTGTGTCCAGCTGGTGCTGGTGCTCCGCCTGCATACTTATCCCACGCCTCAGCGTCGCCATAGAACTCGTTGCAGTCGAGGTTTCCACCCCAGCCGTCAAGTCGGCCACTTGATGTCCATTGCCACATTGCATAGCCGTCCCAATATTTGACGCTTGGCGGCGTGCCGGCTTGGCTCATGTCGTAGTTGAAGTCGACGGCCATGTCGCGATACTTCGCCACCCAGAGGCCATAGTCAGCACTGGCGACGCTGCTCCAATCGTGGCTGTTTACTACGCTCTCTGACATGTAGATGAGTGGCTTCACGCCTGTGCGTTCCTGCACGCGGTCGAGCCAGCGCTTTGCCCACGCTACATCACCGACGTTGCCGCCGTCTTCCCAGTCGAGAATAAGCATAGCGTGCTTAATATATCCCTGGATATTGTCGACGAAAAAGTCAGCTTCAGCGATCGCGTCATTGCTGCCGTTTCTCGCAAAGTGGTAAACGCCGAGCTTTTTACCGGCTGCGGCCGCCTGCTGATAATGCTCGTCGCAGTTTGGGTTGACGTAGTCAGTTCCCTCGGTTGCTTTTACTATTACGAAATCTGCCGGGATTTTACCGGCGTCCAAGCCAGCCTGCCAGCTTGATATGTCGATGCCTTTCATCGGTTTTGACCTCCTATTAAATTAATCATTACGGTTTATTCACAACTCTCACAATTAAATCGACCATAAAGCCAATCACGGTAATTACCGCTGTCATTACGCCAGCACCAATCTTGGCTTCGCTCTTGGACAGATAATTGCCTTGCATCAGTTCCACGCGGGCTATCAGGGCTTTAAGCTCCTCGGCATCGGCTTTCGATTCAGCTAGCTGTTTGACCGACTCCGCCAGCCGCGACACATTATCGTTTATTGAACTCAGCCTTTCATTTAGCACATCGTCGCGTGCAGTCATCATGATGCCCAATTCCCGCACCGTTTTGGGTGTTTGATTCATCGATTCCTTGTCTCGTTTATCGTTCATTTTCACTTACCACATTACAGATTAGACATATTCAACCCTCAGCTCGCCGTCAGACGTAGCGAACGCGTAGATTTTGAATGTGTTGCTGCCGAGGTCGACCAAGAAATCTGATATATTTAGCCACGTCTGCACGCCGCCATTGCTTCGCCGGCGCTGGAAATAGCGAGTGACATCCTCTAGCCCCGAGCCGTGGCTGCTGCGCCTGCCGACCATCAGCTTAAAAACCATACCCGACTGATACGTGCTGGCTTTCGGCGTAAATACGATTTTGAACCGCCTCAGAAACGTTGCGTCACGCTTGTCTATCGCCGCTTCTAACTTGACGCGAAACACCTGCACGCCGTCAGCACCAACGCGCTGCGCGGCTTTCATCTGCGTTATTTCACGTTCGCACCGTGTAATGATTTGTGCTATTGCTTTATCGTCTAGCTCTTTGATCCTCATATCATCCTGCTTTCAACGGTTAGTTCAATATCGGCATTTGCCACTACCGCACACTTCATCTGCGCCAGTACACTCGTTAGCCCCTTGGTTACAATCACGTACGCGAACCAGCGACGGATATGGCGGGACTCACTTGATATTGGCATGGTGTCAATACGTACTGGCGCCGCACTATTTATCAACATCCTGTCAATGATTAAATCGGCTAACAGCAATATGCTGTCTTTTTTAGCAGTTGCCGTCACGACGAATGGTACGCCTGACGCCTGCTGCTGACCACCAAATACAGCAGCTGTTTGGCTAAAGTCCCAATCCTTGTCGCTGGCGCTTTCGTAAAATACCAGCCCGTTTGACGCCATCACTTGGCTAGTCTTGAGTTCGCGGATATTACGATCAAGTGACGTTAGAATGTCTGCTAGTTGGTTTTCGGGTAGCATACTCAGCCGATTCATAGTAGGCTCGCTTTCATACTGAACGACCCCCTGTCAGTACCCAGAAAAACGCACTTGGCGTACACATATTTAGTTTGACCAGGCAAAGGACTTGCTATTGTCGCATTGACGTTGAACGCTAACTGATACGGTATGTCAAGCTTGCTAATATCTGGTGCGCTCTGATCGATAATACTGCCGGTGACTGGCTGCGCACCCGATAGTGTGTCAGGATTGTCGCCGACGTAAAACTGCGGCAAGAACAGCACGTAAGGCCACTGTTGTTTGCGTGCGGTGAAAGTTGTTTCAATTTTGACTATTCTGCCACCAAGAAAAGCGGGGTCATATGTGACAGGTACCATTGCATCGTACTCCTGCGCGCTTTTCGTCTCATAGTAAATGATGCCAGACTTATTACTGGTTCTCTGTGCGGCTTTCATTTGCTCGGTGGCACGTAGCAGCGCCCGCAGCCTGCCAATGGCACGCCGCTCCTCCACTAGATTCAATCGTCCGCTCATAAGTCGTAATTATCCAGCGTTAGGGTTATTTCCTCGCTCATGTTCTCGTCGACCTTCACTGATAGCTGCTCGATTCGGTAATAGCCGCTCAGTGGGCAAGATGAGTACTTGCTTTGCTCAACAACGATACGGTCGCCTACTCCGATATTATTTAGGTCAAATTGCGTACCACGCACTGTGACGCGCGGCAAGTCGACTAGTCGGCTCATCACCGCCACATCAGCCTCGCAGTGCCCCGCTAGAGTGCTTAGATTTTTAATGCTGTTGTACAACTGCACTTTCTCTCTCAGGATAAACTCCTGCTGACTCAAAACATCCTCAGCACTGTAGCGAATTGTCTCCTCGCCCATGCCAGAGGCCTTACCTATAATGTTGTTGTACAGGTTTGCCCCAGATTGCGGTAGCTCCATCCTGATGGCACCAATGCCCAGCCCGTCATCAGGATAGTGTACTGTCACGTCTGGCCGTTCGTTGCCGAGTGTTTGGAACGTCTCAAACTTGCGGTCATAGGTGAACCGAAAATCGAATTTACCGTCCTGCAAATTCGTTAGCGATACTAACGCGTCTTTGGCATTGATATCTTCCCAGTCGTCCATTCTGTCGCGTCGTATGCCGGTGCGGTACTGCCTGCTGCCCCTGGTAATACCAACATCTCCGTTAGGTCGATTCTGCACCTCCTGGATGATATCCCAGGCAATGTCAGTGGCTTCAATCCCTTTCCAGCGACCATTCAGATACCGTGCGTCAATCAGATTCAAATAGCCGTCGCACTGCACCAGTACTCGTGCGTTGTCGGTGTTCAGGTTTCGGTTTGCCTCTACCACCACTGCACCAAATAAATATTCGCCATTGCGTTTTACTCTGATGTCGCTCACCCACGGCTTCAAGATAGTATTTGGATTCTCACCGATCCGCCGGCACTTCTCCTCCCAGTCTGGCATTGACATGTTAAAGTCTAGCGACTCTACGCCGTTTCGTGTCATACTCCAGTCGAGGTCTTGGCAAAGTCTGGTGATGTCGGCTACCTTTGTTTTGCCGCGATGCCATAGCTCGATGGTGTAGCGTGGTGGTACATACTCGTCCATCAGGCAACTCCCGTGTAGCCGTTGTACCACTCAACGACAGCCGTGCCAGTGTCAGTGCTGTTCGATGTATTGAAAATCAGTTCATTTAGCCCTGGCACCAAACGCCAGTATTGGCTGCTGGTGAGGTTATTATCGATACCCACACCGTTCAGAGTCACCTCTCGGTTGTATGTGTCAAATACGATTGTGTCGCTGTCTGTTGTGCTGATGTTCAGTGCCAAAATCTCGCCAGTTGTCTGGTTGGATACGGTCGGGTTGGTGACTTTGCCGGAAATCGTTATCGTTGGCCAAACATACGTGTTGCCATCATTTGTGGCGTGATTCAGTCCCCCGCCAGCTACCCAGTGCAAGCCGTCACGCTCCCAAAGCAATCCCGTAGGGCTCCACAATAAACCACCGTCACGCGGTCGCTCAAGTGTAACTCTCTGTGCGGCACCGTCAGTGTAGTCGTACATTCGCGGGTCGCCAGCAACCAGCTCGATGTCGTAGTCGGCAATGAGCGGCCACTCAATCTTTGGATCGAGAGGCTGTGTCAGTTTGGTAATAGTCTGATAGACACGTCCAGTTGGCGTGAACAGCTGCACTCGCAACTTGTCGCGAATCTTGATAGTTCTGGCAATTTTTGCCATCTCGGCGTGCATCTCGGTAAGCCTTCCGTCGTGCTCCACTGCCACGAAAAAGCTCAGCGGTATTTGCCGCACACCATAAAACTGCTCATCCACGCTGCCGCCGTCGGCACCAGAAAACACATACTGGCTGTTGCGAACATCAGGATCGCCAAAGCCTTTCAGCGGCGGTGTTAGATGTGATAGCCCTTGTTTGCTGCCTGCCAGAAACACGCTCTCATTAGTACGCATATTGGTAATTTGCACGTCATATGTTCTCATGTCTATCCTCTCCTCATCTGTTGCACTAGGCTGCGGTTATATTGGTCAACGTCGATGCCGTTCGTCAGGTTGACGGTTTGGTTGATTTGCGGATACTCATCATTAGAGCCGCCATTATTTTTGCCGCCCCAGATATCGTCGGCCCGTAAAGAGATACTGCCACTACCAGATACACTAAAGTCAGGCGACAGCGAAGTTGTCATTCTGCCAGAAATCGCACCATTCATCGTATCGACCGCTGATAACACACCCCCAATACTGTCAGTGATGCCGTTAGCAAATCCTTGTCCTAAAAATCCACCCATCTTTGCCATAACAGTTGACGGTGAATGGATACCGAAGAAACTCTTAATGCCATCAAGTACAGACTTGCCGAACCCTTTTATTTTATCTAGGATCCAGCCAGTAACGTTGTTGATACCATTCCACAATCCCTTAATAAAGTTTTCTCCAACGCTCCACAGAGTTGACGGCGATAACACTCCAACGATGGCGCTAATAACCTGCCAAGCGGCACTACTAACGTGTCCAATCATACTGCCAATTCCACGTATCATCGCAAATAGCAACTGCACTGCAGCTTGCCCTAGGCTTTGCAAGAACGCTGGCTGCGTTAGCGTCTGCACGATTGCAGTAACGATTCTTGGCACTGCACCAGCCAGCGCGTTAATAACTGTAGGCAATGCTTCAATCATGGCCAAGAATAGCTGAATTGCACCCATAATTATAGCTTGCAGCATAGCTGGTTCTGTCAATGTCGTGACTAGACTATCGACGATTTGTGGAATCATCGGTGTTATCACTGCGATAATTTGCGGCGCCGCCTTCGCTACCGCTAACCATAACTGCACAAGTCCTTGCACCAACACTGGTATCATGGCTAATATTTGACCAATCCACTGCGGCGCTGATTGTACTAGCCCCTGTAACAATATGATAATCCCCTGAATAACAGCTGGCAGTAGTTGTCCTAAAATTGGCGGAATTAATGGCAGTAGTTGTCCTAAAATTGGCGGAATTAATGGCAGTAATTGCGTTATAATTTGCGGCAAAGCCTGCGCAATACCGCCTATTGCTTTAGATAACGCTGGCGTTAGATTTTTTAGAAATGTCTCAAATGAGCCTAGAAAGTTATTTATCAACTGGCTCAGATCCAAGTCTTCGTTACCAAACCCAGCAACAAGATTTGACCACGCTGATTTCATCGAGTAAAAGCTGCCGCTGATAGTCTCGCTGGCTTCTTTAGCGGTCGTGCCAGTGATACCCATCTTTTCTTGGACTTTATGAATACCCTCAATTAACTTGTCGAATGGAATGTCCTTGACGTTTTCGGCTGTCGCCTTAAAACCTGCACCCATCACACCAGTATCATTGATGAGCCGTGCCATCTCGCTCTGCGTACCACCATACCCCAGCTTGAGGTTGTCGAGCATGGTGTAGTTGTCTTTTGCGAAACCCTGGTAAGCATCCTGGATCCTTGCAATATCAGTGCCCATTTTGTTGGCATTGTCAGCCATGTCTGTGACGGCCATATGAGCATATTGAGCTGACTTCTCGGTATCGCCCTTTAATCCCTGTAACAGTGATGCTGAAAAGCTTGTAACAGTCTCCATGTATTGGTTTGCTGACAATCCTGCCGTTTTATAAGCATTTGCGGCATATGCTTGCACGGTGTCGCTCGACTTTTTGAACAACGTGTCGACACCACCAACCAACTGCTCCCATTCCGCAAAGCCCTCGACTGATTTTTTAGCCAGCCCGCCAATCGCTACCGCTGCGGCCGCTGTTCCAACAGCAAATGCCTTGCCCAGTCCTTTAGCTACGCTGCCAACATGGCTCAGTGCGCCGCCTAATTTCTCCTTTAACCCGCTAGCCAGAG